CGGGCATTGTCTCCTTGCTGTTGCTGGAACTGTCCGAGCAGTTTCAGAGCCTCGCGGATATCAGATTTCTGCTGGCTATCGGCAGATGCGAGGATTTTCACAACATTTGCCGCTGCAACCTGAGCATCAGTCTGTGCCTGGAATGCTTTAACCTGAATGGCTGCCTGTTCGTTCTGCGCTTTCTGCAATTCAGCCTGACCAGCAAGAAGCTGACCTTGCGCAGCAACCATAGCCGGATCCGGCTGACTGGCCTGTTGTTGTTTCGCCTGCTCAACCATCTGCTGTTCTTCTGGTGTTCTCGGCTTAATAACGCCAGACAGAAGCAACTGATTGCGGTTGTATTCTTTAAGGTCGTCCATCCCTTCGCCGTCCATATTGTCGAGAATCATCGACGATACAAGGTCATGCTTCGGCGTTCCTGGCGGGATAAGTGCCAGCATGGAAAGCAACGACTTAACCGTTGCATCACGGCGAGTAGCGAACGACTGACCGACATCGACAGTCACTTCATAGTTACCCTGCGAAAGGTCGTTAAGCGCGATAACCTTCCCTGTCTGACGGTCAACCACTTCACCAGTCATCAGCGCCACGTCATCGCTGCCATCCTCATTAACGATGCGCATTGGCGTATCGCTGCCATAGACTTCACGAGCCATAGAAAGCCACACGACGCCAGCACGGCGCATGGATTTAGCCATGTTGTCCATGTAGATATAGGACTGCGTGTCCATCCGGTTAAAGATGCTATCAACGGTATCGGTAGCGACGTTGCTCGGCATGTTCTCAAGCTGCGACGCACCTGTAATTTGCTGAATAGCCGTTCCGGTGTACTGCAATAGCCCGGCAAGAGCAGGAGGCATTTGTGTCGGAGGTGTCCAGCCAGCAACCTGAGCCTCTGAAATGACCGTTCCGTTTTTGTCCTTCTTGCTGGTCATGGGAAGAACTGCAGGTCTTTTCTTATTCCTCTCTGCCCAGTGATTCATTAATGGACCGGGAATGAAATCAACATCCACGATAGGAATGCCATCACCGCCAGCCTGAGTAGCATTATCTGCAATCATGGAAACCATCAGGTTCTCAAGACGCTGTGCATCCATCGCTTTTGCTGCGTGGCCTTCGATTCGCTCCTGATTATCAACAAATGAACGACGCCCATATACCGGGATGAGAGGAATATGTTCGCCCGGAATACGCTTCGGTTCTTCCAGCCATTCAGCGCCAGACAGAAGACCGCAATAAACTCGGCGTTTCTTCACCGTTCGCTCGCCAATCAGTTCGAATGCACCATCGGTCAGCTCGTCGACAATATCTTTGATTTGCTCTTCATCATAGATTGCCGTTTCTCCGCTGACAGGGTTACGCCATGCTGTGAGCTTCACCTTCTCTATGCGGACTTCGTAGTAGCGTCCAACATAGATGGCATCTGGCGTTGACCAGTCATATTGAGTGCCAGTGTCATCACGAGAAAGGCTTGCCGCGATGGAATCAGGGTATTCAGCCTCGAACGCTTTAGGCGTCATGGAGAACATTTCCATAGCCCACATAGCATCAGAACGGTCATATTGCTTGCTGTCCTGATCGAAGAAGACGCATGTCGCTGGGTCGTAAACAGGAAGAAGGCTGATGCGTCGCTGCTCGTTACTCGGATCCATTTCATCTTCGTAATCGGCACACATGCGGAAACAACCGAATCCGCCCGTTACAGCATCATCAAATGCGTTATCACACGCTTCGCCACCGGATGTTTCCTGATAGTCAGCGCGGAATTTGCCGTTCATCTTTTCGGCTAACGCTTCCGATGCCTTATCGTCCTTAGGCCTGAATTTAACGCTGATGCGATTCTGTCGATACTCGCCAATGATGCGATCACATTCACGGGCAATCTTATTCAGTTCAAAGCGCGGGTAATGCTCAAACCTGCCTTCATCAAATGAGTAACCAGCGTTTGTGCTGCCTTCCCACTGTGCGCCGGACACCCGGACGAAACGTTGAGCCTCAATAATCTGCTCACGCATATCCTTCGTTGCTGACCAGGCATTATCAAAGTTGCACAGCACCTTGCGATGCCAGTCAGTCATCTTTCTATCATCAGCCATCATCCAACTCCGCAAGGTATGTTGTAGCTTGAGTAATCAATCTCTTTAGGATCTTTGATGTCTCGCATCTGTATTGCAAAACGCCTCATCATGTAGCCATAGCGAACAGCAGAAAGGATGTCGTCATTTAGCTTGACGATCTTCCCGTTCTCATCGCGGTGATACAGACGAAACTCTTCAAAGAATGGCTCGCAGGTGTTAAATACCTTGAAACGACCGTCGAGCATCATGTCGCGTATCTCTGCTATCCCGGGTTCGACCGCATTACCTCCATCAGGCCATGTTGCATGATCTGGCAACATGTCGAACCCAGCTTCGGCGTATTGTTCCTTGAGCTGAGCGCCGCCTCCCTTTTCGTGCTGATGCCCGTCATGAGGCCAAGCCGTAGGGGTGTTTTTGCTCCATGCTTTAACAGCACTCCATGCCTCTGTCGCCTTCTTCTGTTTGGCCTTCCAGACGCGAGAAAGATAAATCACGTCCTCGTCTTTATCCCACCAAAGCTGGATATGTGCCTGTGGGTGATCCCATCCGAAGTCCATTGCATTGATGACGTAGAAGTGATCAGGACACTCGAACGGCTGACACTTAATCGTCTCTTCCGGTATCTGGAAGATTCGACCGCTACCCATCGTAGGAATACCGCGAGCACGCGCCTCTCTCTCATGCTCAGGATAGGATGCGATGATTTGCTCTTTCTGCTCGTCGGTGTAGTGCTCAGCGTCATAGATGGTCATGTTGACCACTTTCTGCGACTTGCTGGGGTTCTTCAGGAACTTGGTAACAACGTCAGACATCCCCATCAGCGGGGTAAACGTCAGAATTGAGAATTGCCCGTATTTGTTGGTACGGGTAAGACCTTCGCCATAAATGCTGTATGGTGGCTCTTCGTCAAACCACACGCCGTGGATTGTGTCACCCTGCCAGCGAGCGCGGCCTTGCGAGTATGGCTTGAAGTAGCAGATTGAAATGCCATCTTCAACGCCATCAGCCGTGTGATGCTTAACCAGAAGATGATCAACAAGGTTCGGAAAGAAAGGAGACTTCTTCCAGCTAATGATGTCCTCTTTCGGTATGGAACCGTAGCCCGGCTCGTCATTCTCTTCAATACGACCGCACAGGATGCGTTGAGTCGTTTTGGTTACCGTCTCGTTTGTCTCGCCACCAATCCAGAAGACAACAGGCTCATAGAAACGCTTACCTTTCCACTCCCCACCATATTTACCATCAGCCGGATAGCCTTTTGTTCCAGGATAACGCCCTGTAAGGTGAAACGCGACTTCAGCAGCACCAGTAAATGACTTACCAAGCTGGTTGCCAGCCATAAAACATCGCTCTGGATAGTCATGTCCGGCGTCGATGAACTCACGCTGTTTGCTGTATGGCGTAAATTCATATAGCAGGTGTGTGTTCCGGTAGTTCTCTTCTTCTTCGAGTAGCTCGAGCAATTCGATTTGCTCTTCGTCGCTCAGGTTATCAAGAATCGCGTCCAGTTCCACGGCTGAATAGCTCCTTGATACGAGAGCGTCGCTTATCGAGATCTCCCTTATCAGGTGTCACGTCTTCAACTTGCGACTGCTCTTTGAGGCCCAAATCACGGGCGATGATGTTAGCGTTGAGAAGGTCAGCGGCTGCGCCAGAGAATTTCTGGTCGTAGATGACCTGTTCTGCTCGCGTAACGACTTCAGATAAATCTTCTCGCAGGCGATATGTGCGCCATGTTTCAAGCGTCACATCAATGAACAGAGTGAGTCCGGTAATGGTCATCGCTCGCATCTTGGCGATAGGCTCTTGTATCACTTCACCCTGATACGAGAATGCCTTCATCTCCCATAGCGGGTTAGCTTCTACCCACTCGAAGTATTCACAACAAGCAGCCCACAGCGCCTCGGGCGACTCGAATTTAGGATTTCGCCCATGACTACTGCGGGCCTCCCAAAATCGGTTGCCCTTTGGTGCTGCCATATTCATCTCACTTAATTGTCATTTCAGGTTGAGCATCATGCTCCGGTAGTGAACAGGTCTAACGCTTCCTTCGATTTACGCACCGCTTCGATAGTGCGGGTAGTGATATCTGAATTAGCGCCGCCTGACTGGAAGTGAATTTTGAATAGCTCAAGATTCAGCTCGTCAGTACCAATGAACTGAAATGCTTCCTCTGCAGCTGCGTTCTGGTTCATGACCAGTTTGTAAATCTCTAACTGGAATTTCTGTTCTTCAGTCATGGGAATAATCTCTGCCATTGTCGGCTCCGTTTATCCGTTAAAAGGGATATCAGTTAAGATATCCCGTGTAGGGTATAAGCCATTGTCGAGACCACTCATTGAATGGCCTCTGCAATAACCGATGTCTTTCCATCAGTCCGCCACCACAAAGAATCTTTTTTGCCTTAAGGCAGGAGGTTCATCTTTCAGTGGCTGCCAGTGTTATTTCCCCACTTTCTGGCTTGGGTTGTTTCGCTGTACTGCCGCAACTGGTGGTGCACAGATTTAGTTAAATCTGTTCTCGCCTGAACTATCTTTTACATACCCGGATTGTGGGGATGTAAATCACGGTTTCATTATCAAGCCCACCCGTAGATAGGCTTTGTAATGACTTACCCCAGCTTTGCTCGCACCAGCGCATCTTTAGCTTCGAGCAGCTTGCGGAGACCTGCTGACTTTTCAGCACTGTCCGGCAGTGATTCATCCATCAGTGTCGCAAGGTCACCGATTGGCTTACTTACTTCCTGCAGATGCGCAGGGAGGTGTTGATAAGCGAAATACTTCATGATTGGAGATGACATTATTTACCCTCGGGTAGTAAAAAGCCTCGCTATTACGAGGCTATGATTGTTCATTTCAGGCACTGCGTGTTGATGTATTCCTGCAGCGCTCTCAGTGATGTTTGGTCGCTGATGATTCCGGATCTGATACCGAGAACGTTTCGTCCAGCAACTGGAGAGAGTT